CTTAGAATTATTTGATGTAGGTAAAGTAAAACAGAAATTAACCAAAAATACTTCAGAGAATACTCGTAGTGAAGAGATAGATGGTAGAACACCTACTAACATGCTGTTATTTGGTACGCCAAGTAAGCTATTAAATGGTAGCAAAGTAGAGGAAGAATTCTACTCTATGCTAGAAACTGGTTATGCACGTAGATGTTTATTCGGTTATGTAAGAACTACTGAAAAACATACTGGATTAACTCCAGATCAAATCTATGACCAGTTAACTGATGTATCTACTGAGAATCATTTACTTCTGCTCTCTAATGAAATTGCTCAACTAGCTGATGTATCGTATTTCAACAGAACATTAACTATGTCTAAGCCAGTTAGCTTATTCTTAATTGAATATAAACTGGATTGTGAAAATATTGCTAGTAAGCTTGCTGAACATGAAGAGATTAGAAAAGCTGAAATATCTCATAGGTATTTTAAAGCTCTAAAACTTGCAGGTACTTATGCATTCTTGGATGGTTCAGCTTCTGTAGAAGAAGAGCACTTATTAAGTGCTATCAAACTAGTAGAAGAATCAGGTAAAGCATTCTCACAGATTCTAACTAGAGAACGTAATTACGTGAAACTAGCAAACTACATTGCAAATGTAGGTCGTGAAGTTACTCATGTAGACTTAGTAGAAGACTTGCCATTCTATAAAGGTGGCGAAGCTCAGAAACGTGAGTTAATGACATTAGCAATCGCATATGGGTATAAGAACAATATCATTATTAAAAAGCAATATAACGATGGTATTGAGTTCCTGATAGGTGAATCATTAGCTACTACTAATCTAAACAAAATGATTATTTCCTATGGTAAAGAGTTAGCTGATAATTATTTAAATGAACTAGTTGAATTTGATAAGTTATCTAAATTGACTCAACTACCTGATTATCATTGGGTAGCTCATCATTTAATTGATGGGTATCGTAGAGAAGAAAACTGCATTGCAGGATTCAATATGGCAGTAATTGATATAGATGACACAGTATCTATTGATACAGTAAAACTATTACTCAAAGACTACACATATCTTCTCTATACAACTAAGCGTCATACGGCTCAAACCAATAGATTTAGGGTAATACTTCCGCTGTCTCATGTATTGAAATTAGACCCAGTTGATTACAAAGAATTCATGAGTAATATCTATGAATGGCTTCCATTTGAAGTAGATACTCAAACCAATCAACGTAGTAGGAAATGGTTAACTAACGCAGGTACGTTTCATTACAATCAAGGTAAATTACTTGATGCTTTACTATTCATTCCAAAAACATCTAAGAATGAAGAACGTAAGAAAACAATACTTGACCAAACTTCACTCACTAATCTTGAGAGATGGTTTGTTAATAATACTGGTACTGGTAACAGGTCAAATCAGTTAATTAAGTATGCCTTACTACTTGTAGATTCAGGTATGCAAATTGATTCTATTAGGAACAATGTATTAGCTCTTAATAACAAATTAGCTGACAAGATGGATGATGCTGAAATATTAAGTACTATTGTAGTTACTGCTGCTAAAGCAATCCATAAACGAGATGTTGGAGGTTAGGATATGACAGTTCTTATTAAAGAGGACTTAGAGAATGCAGAGTATGTAGCTGTATATGACGAGCGTAGCGATGGCGATTGGGAGCTTTATATGGTGTTATCCCAGTATGCCATCGAAGACGACCCACAGCAGCTAGAAACGCTGTCAGAACGCTTTAAATTAATACCTAGTGGTGATTGTGACTTTCCTAGTGTATGGAGTGATGAATGGAATGAGGGAGCATAATGAACGAGCACCTAAAAATGTGCCTTGATTATTTAGAGGCTAACGAGTTTAACCACTTTTGCGAGTGGAATGATTTAGAGTTTGACGACCTGCCTGATGACCATGAATTCACTGATGAACAGAAAGACCACATTTATTACCACGTATTTATGGCTCGTAGACATCTAAAGGAATTACAGAAATGAATGAACCAATTAAAGTATTAGATCATGGTTTAGTTAGGTTAATTGAACATATGGGTAGTGACCTATCCATTGTGCGTAATGCAAGGGTAAGTTATGACGCAGAATGGCGTACAGGGGAAGATGATGGTAAAGATGCTAAATTACTTGATTATTTAATTAAGAATAAGCATACATCGCCATTTGAATCTTGTGTATTCACCTTTGAGGTCAAAGCACCTATCTTTGTATTACGTCAGTGGCATCGGCATCGTACATGGAGTTTCAATGAAATCAGTGCTAGATACGCAGAATTACCTGAAGAATTTTATGTACCTGAGTTAACTCAGATTACATCTCAGCACCCTAGTAATAAGCAGATGCGTACAGATGTCCCTAATCCGTATGCTGACTCAATTCAAGCAACCATTCAGAACGTGAGTGAGTACGCATTTGATAAATACCATAAGATGATTGCACAAGGATGTCCTCGTGAACTTGCTAGAAGTGTCTTACCAGTGGGTACTTATTCACACATGTTTGCTACTGTGGATTTACATAACCTAATGCACTTCTTGAAGCTACGCTTACATAATCATAGTCAATATGAAATTAGAGTATATGCAGAAGCAATGCTTAAACTTATTGAACCAATTGTGCCACATTCTGTGGCTTCATTTAAAAAGCATATTTTAGGAGAGTAAGTATGAGTATTACACACCCAGAATTAGTAACTGCGTTAGCAAAACCAGGTCAAGCTATTGTAGATAGTTTAACTGCAGAAAATGCTCACATATTACACATGGCAATTGGTATTTCAGGTGAGTCTGGTGAATTACTAGATGCAATTAAAAAACATGTGTTCTATAACAAACCACTAGACATAGCAAATGTAATAGAAGAACTTGGTGATTTAGAGTTCTATATGGAAGGCTTGCGTCAAGGTACAGGTATTTCTCGTGAAGAAGTACTAGAGCACAACATAGCAAAGCTATCTATACGATATGGTAAAACATATTCAGATGAAGCAGCACAAACAAGGGCAGACAAAGCATGAATAACAAATTAGTATTAATTAGTGGTAAGTCAGCTACAGGTAAATCAGCTTCTTTAATGAATATAGCTAATCCATCTGGAGTAATGTATCTCAATTGTGAAAACAATAAAGCTTTGCCATTCAAAAGCAAATTTAAAGAGTATACAATTACAGACCCATTTCAGGTTTATGAAGCATTAACTCATGCAGAAACAGACCCAGCTATTCATACAATCATCATTGATAGTTTGACTTATCTAATGGATATGTATGAAACAGTTCATGTAGTTAGTTCATCTAACACTATGAAGGCATGGGGCGATTATGCTCAATTCTTTAAAGAATTAATGAGTCAATATGTAGCCAAGTCAACTAAGAATATTATGTTTACTGGGCATACTATGGATATTGTTAATGAATCAGAAATGGTGTCAGAAACATATGTAAAAGTTAAAGGTTCTTTAATGAATACAGGTATAGAGAGTTTCTTCTCTACTGTAATCAGTTCAAAGAAAGTTACTTTAAAAAAGCTAGAGCCATTCAAATCGGATCTGCTTAACATTACACCAGAAGAGGAAGCTCTTGGATTTAAATATGTATACCAAGTTAGGTTAACTAAAGAAACAGTTAATGAACGTATGCGTAGCCCTCTAGGTATGTGGAAAACAAATGAAACATACATAGATAACGATCTTAATCTAGTGATTACTAGATTACATGAGTATTACTCTTAGTTGTGCTCCGCACATAAGTTGTGCATTTTTAACAAATAGATAACAAAGGATTTATATTATGGATTTTAATTTACCAAGCGGTGTTGTAGTAGAAGATGAACGTGACGTTAGTGGCTATGCCCCATTACCATCAGGTGTATACAAAGGCATTATGCAATTTGCATATTTAGACCAAGCAACAAGCGGTGCAATCAATGTTAACGTATTAGTGAAAGTAGATAACCGTGTAGTATCACAAACAATCTATATTTCTAATAAAGAAGGTAAATTTACCTACAAGAGTAAAACAGATGGTAAAGAGCAACCATTGCCGGGCTATAGCCAAGTAGATGCGATTCTACATGCTGTAACAGGTAAAGGTATCGCAAGTCAGGAAATCGAAGAGAAAGTAATTAACATCTACGATTATACTGCTCGTAAAGAGATTCCTGCTAAACGTAAGGTATTTGTAGATACTATCAATAAACCAGTTGCAGTAGGCATTCAGCATATTAGTGAAGAACGTACTACTAAAGAATCTGGTTACACTGTAGGTGATGGTACATTTCGTGATTACAATGAGTTTAATAAATGGTTTGATCCAGAAACAGGATTAACTAATACTGAAACTAAAGCGGGTGCAACAGAACCTAAATTCTTAGCTACATGGAAAGAGAATAATACTGATAAAGTATTTACTCGCCCAGCTAAAGTAACAGGTGCTGGTAAGGCTACTGCAGGTGCTCCATCTGCTGCTGGTCAAGCTAAACCAACTACTTCATTATTTGCATAAAATGAGTAAATTACTCAAGGTAGCTGGATTAGATCCATCAATGAGTAATTTTGGTATGGTCAAGGGAAACCTTGACCTTACTACAGGTATTCTTACAGACGTAGAGTTATTACTTCAATCTACTTCACCAGACTCAACAAACAAAACTGTTCGTAAGAATAGTCAAGATTTGATGAGAGCAAGAGAATTATCTTCTGTATTAATGGAATATATGGCTGGTGTAGAGATGGTATTTGTAGAAATTCCTGTAGGAAGTCAATCTGCAAGAGCAATGGCATCTTATGGCATGTGTATTGGCGTTTTAAGCCATTTATCTAATCCAATGATACAAGTTACTCCAACTGAAGTTAAAGTCGCTGCTACGGGGCTTAAAACAGCTTCTAAGCAACAAATGATTGATTGGGCTACAGGAACATATCCAAATGCTAATTGGATTACTAAAAAAGTAAAGAATACTGTTAGTTTTACAAATGCAAATGAACATTTGGCAGATGCACTAGCAGCTATTCATGCTGGTGTTCGTA